CGTGAACATCAACGGCAACGAGGTGATTAGCGGCGCTTTGACCGTGGACGAGACGGCACTGATCATAGGCCAGCTTACGGTGGACAGCACGATAGTGGGCCACGACGACGCCACCATCAGCGGCATTACCTACAGCTCGCACGAGCACAGCGGCGTCACCACCGGTGGCGGAACCTCGGGGCCTCCCGTATGAGCACTTCGCCTGTCGCCACTTATCGGAACATCGTCAACGGCGAGCCGCAGTGGGGCCAGGGGCAGTCCAACTTCGTGGCCGACGTGTACGCAATCGCGCTGTTGCTGCAAACTCGCCTTAGCCTATTCATGGGCGAATGGTGGGCCGATCTTAACGACGGGCTGCCGCTTTGGCAGTCCATACTGGGCCAGAACTCCAACGTGGCCGCCATCAGCATGCTGATCTCGCAGCGCATTCTGGCCACGCCGTATGTTGTCGGCATCGTTAGCTCCAGCGCGGTGTACGCCAACTCGCAGTTCAGCTACGCCGCAACGGTACAGACGCAGTTCGGGCCGGTAACCGTGACCAACCAGGGGCCGACGTTCCTGACGCAGTCGCTGCAGACACCATAATGGGCGCATACGCACCTCCGGCGATCACCAGCGCGGGCCTCACCGTCCCGGGCTACCAGGCAATCTACAACTACTACATCGCCGCGCTGCAGCAGATCTACGGCCAGAGCGTGGTGATCGACAACAGCAACCCGGACGTGCAGCTCGTCTCGCTGTTCGCCCTGGCCGCCGCCGATGGGTTTTCCGCGCTGCAGCTGGACTTTAACAACCATTCCCCGAACTTCGCCATCGGCGCGGCGCTAAGCAGCCTGGTGAAGCTGAACGGTCTGCAGCGCAAGGTGGCCACGTTCTCCACCGTGGGCGTCACGCTTACCGGCACCCCCGGAACCGTCATCACCGGCGGCGTGGTGCAGGACACGGTGACCGGAAGCCGCTGGGACCTCCCGGCCTCGGTCACCGTTGGCGGCGGCGGGTCGGTGTCGGTGATAGCCACGTGCGAGACCGCCGGGGCGGTCAACATCCCGATCGGCACGGCCACCATCATCGCCACCCCCACGGCGGGGTGGACGTCGGTAACCAATTCGGCCATCTCCACCCCGGGGCAGCCCGTGGAGGCCGACAGCCAGCTGCGCACGCGCCAGGCATTGTCCGTGGCGGCCCCCAGCGAGACGCTGCTGGCCGGGACACTGGCCGCCATTGCGGCGGTGCCGAACGTCACGCGGTACGCCATCGACGAGAACACCGGGAGCACGACCAACGGAAACGGCACCCCGGGCCACAGCATCCAGGCCACGGTGGAGGGCGGCGCGCAGGCGGCTATCGCCCAGGCCATCTTCGCCAACCGCGGCATCGGCTGCGGCACGTTCGGCGACGTGACGGTCGCCGTGACCGACCCCAACACAGGCATCACGCTCAACATCAGCTTTAACCAGCCGCCCACGTACGTGCCGATTTACGTCATCATCAACGCCCACCTGCTGCCCGGCGGCACCAGCGCCACGCTGACGGCCATCGCCCAGGCCGTGGCCGCCTACATCAACAGCCTGCAGATCAGCGGGGGCGGCGGCGTCATCAGCTTCGGCGAGCTGATCACGGCGGCGGCCAGCGTAAACGCGAACCCGGACGAGCCCGTGGTTTCCATACGCTCGCCGTTCTACTTCGGCACTAGCGCCAGCCCCAGCACCAGCACCGACGTGGCACTGGCCTTTGGGGACGCGGCCCAGGGCGCGGTGGGCAACATCACGGTGAACTCCGTATGAGAAAATCACTCGCTGTACTGCTTCTACTCGGCGCGGCGCTACCGGCCCTGGCCCAGATCACCCCGGAGCTGGGGTTCAACGTTCCGCCATACGGCACGCTGAACTGGAACGTGCCGTACAACTCCAACTGGCTGGCCCTGGACCAGTACCTTTCCGGCAGCACCTCCACGGTCATACTCGGCAACCCCGGCCCGCTGTTCGGCGGCCCCATCAGCTTCAGCCAGACCAACGGCGGCGTGCTGTTCTCGGCGCTGCCCACGGTCTACCCCAACGGCTCGCAGTTGTACTGCAAAGACTGCAACACCAACTGCACCGCCGGGAGCAGCACGGGCAAGACCTGCTTTAGGGAGAACGGCGTGTGGACCGGGGTGTCGAGCGGCGGTTCCGGCGTCACCAGCGTGGGGCTGGTGGGTACCGCTAACGAAATCACAGTCACCGGGACTAGCCCCATCATTGCCACCGGCTCCTGGACCTTATCCTTGCCCAGTCCTCTCACCCTATCCACCGCCACCAACGTGCCCAGCGGCGCCACCCTTACCATCCAGTCCGGCGGCTCGCTGGTGTGCGCCGGAGGTTCCACTTGCCCAGGTGGCACTGGCAGTTTCCCCACCAACCAGTCTTTGGGCGACACCGTGCGCTATAGCGTGTACGGCGACAGCAAGTGGGACGCCGCCCAGTCCGGCATGAGCATCAGCCTGGGCTGGTACAACGACCAAGCGCAGGGCGTGCCCATCTGCTACGGGGCCATCGGGTGCAGCCACCCCGTGGCCGAGGGTTCGTTCGCCAACGTGTACGCCAACGGCACCAACAGCCCGGGGGCCACCTACTCCGCCGCGGCCACGGCCTCGACCTCGGACGTCATCGGCATGGACGTGGGCGCGGGGGCGAACTTCGGCGACTGGGGGTTCGGCAACTTCTACCGCCTGGCCTTCAGCTGGGCCGCCGGTAACACGACCAACGTGCGGTATTGGCTTGGCATGACGGCGTTCAACACCGGCGGCGCCGGGTGCAGCACGGCCCCGCCGCGCTCCACTACCTGCTACGCCACCAACACGCCCAACACCAGTGCCCTGGTCTTCCGGTACTCGGCGGGCACAGACACGCACTGGCAGGCCGTCAGCATCAACGCCGGGACGGCCACGGTGACCAGCACCGGCGTGGCCGTCGACACCAACCCGCACCTGTTCGAGATCGCGGCGGCCATTGGCGGGGGCTACAACTACTACATCGACGGCGTGCTTACGGCCACCATCACCACCAACCTGCCCTCGGTCACGGCGCAGTCTTCTCTGACCGAGACCATCATTTTCTGGACCGGGGACAACGAGAACACGGCCACGGCCATCGCCGGGACTAGCTACTGGATGTCCATGAGCGAGAAATAATGGGCGCCGGGTCGGGAGGGCTTGGCGGCGGAGGCTACGGCGGCCCCAACCTGCAGTACTACCTGTCGCTGCTCACCAGCGAGTGGCAGGCCACGGCCAAGTTCCAGGCGTGGGTGGCGGCCCTGCTGACGCCGCTGGTAGACCTGCAGTCGGCGGCGCTGGCCATGTACGCGTTCTTCGATGTGGACAACGCCATTGGCGCGCAACTGGACGCGCTGGGCACGCTAGTGGGGCAGGGGCGCCAGGTGCCGTTCCAGCCCTCGGGCGGGGTAAGCCCCGTACTGGACGACCCCACGTACCGCGTGCTGCTGAAGGCCAAGATCATACAGAACCAGTTCGATGGCCAGATCGACAGCCTGTACGCCGCGTGGGCGCAGCTGTTCCCGGGCACGCGCTTTATCTTCATCGACAACATGAACATGACGGCCACGGTCGAGATCGCCGGGGTGTTCACCAGCATCCTGCAGGACCTGATCACCAACGGGCTGATCGTGCCGCGCCCGCAGGGCGTGCAGTACACGTACTCGTTCGCCACGCTCCCGCTGTTCGGGGTGGACCTGAACAACTCCATCATCGCGGGCGTAGACATAGGACACATCGCATGAGCACCAACTTTGTCGTATTTAATCCAGGCTGCGCCAACCAGGAGTCGGACGCAACTTATGCCTCCGACGCCACGCGCACCGGCGGTTACGCCACCGACCAGATCGTGCCCAGCCCACTGCTGAATAAAGCCACCTACCAGCCCAGCATCGGGATTACCGCCTTGATGCAGTCGCTGGTGGCCAAGGGTTATAGCCCGAACGACGGCTCGGCGGCCCCGGCTAGCGCGCTGGCCAACCTCGTCGCCGTCCTGGCCAACATCATGACCAACGCCGACGTGCTTACGGCCATCAGCCTAGGCAACCAGGCGGGTTACGTCAAGTTCGGCCCCGCATTCGGCAACCTGATGGTCCAATGGGGCGTCGTCAGCGGCGTCAGCTCGAATGTGTCTAATGTGGTCACCTACCCCCAGGCGTTCAGCGGGTCCGGCGGCTCGGCCCCGTTCAACATGCTGGTTCCGTACTTCCCAGCGGGCGTGCTCGGGACCATCACGCAGTGGGGCGTGAATTCCGGGGCGTCCACCCCGCTCACCACCTTCACCTTCGAGGTTTCCTCCAGCACCACCGCCACGCTCAACATGGGGTGGTTCGCCATAGGTAAGCATTCATGAGGAAAATACTTTGCTTTCTGCTGCTCTCCTGCTCCCTCGCCGCGGCCCAGAACTTCCTTACCGTGGCGGGCTCGAACACCTACGGCTACGGCAACGCCCTGCTGCCCTCCGGCAGCCTCATTTTTACCGCCACCGACTCGCACGGCGCCCCCATCAGCTACCAGGCCGGTGGCGGGGGCCAGGTTGTCCGCTACCCCACCGCCTGCTCCATCGCCAACGGCGTCATCGCCAGCGGGTGCCAGGTGGCCAACGTGTCGGTGTCTAACCCCGCCAATTTCTGCTACTCCGTGCAGATCGTGGACGCCGCCAACCGGCTGGTGCTCGGCGGCCCCCAGTCCGGCTACAACTGCGTGCAGCCCCAGACCACCAACTTTTGGTGCGCCTCCGGTACCTGCAATTTCGACCAGTACGTGCCCAACATCCCCACGGCCCTCACCATGCTGCTGCCGCTGCCCAAGGCACTCAGCATCGGCGGGGTATACGCGTTCACCTGCCCCGTTGGGCTGGTGGCCAACGGCGTGCTTACCACCGGCCTGCTGTCGTGCGTTACCGGCGGGGGCGGCGGGGGCCTTACCTTTCCCATTTTGGCCCCGAACGGCGGCATCAACGCTCCGTCCTACACCTTCCAGAACAATCGTGACTTGGGCTGGTCCCTCGACACGACCAATACTTCGGTGTACTTCCAGTTCGGAGAGAGCGATGCCATGGGGTGCGGCACGGCCTTCCTGGGGGGAGTCGGCGGCGGCCCGCTGGACTGCGGCATCCAGCTGGAGGCGGCCCAGAATTTCTTCTTTACTAGCACCAGCTACAGCGTCCCGCTGCTGTCCATCAGCAGCGCGGGCGTCACCGTGGGCGCGAACGCTCCGTTGAACGTGAACGGCGGCGAGAGCGTGCCCAACGGCAGCACCCTTACCATTCAGCCGGGCGGGTCGCTGGTGTGCGCCAGCGGCAGCACCTGCCCCGCCCCCGGGGTTACGGCCTTCGCGGCGCTGACGCCGGGGGTTAACGCTACGCCCACGCCATTCGGCATTGCGCCCAGCTCGGCGTTGGGGGGTAGCACGCCCGACTTCAGCGTGCTCGGGGCCGTGGGGGACGCCAACACCGGCCCCGTGGTGAATATAGACACCCCCACCGGGTCGCAGCAGAACAGCTTCCGGGCGGGGGTTAATGGCGTATCCCAATTGCAAACCTGCTGGCAGCCGGGGCCGCTGGGGGAAATGGTGTTCGGGTCCACCGTGGCCTGCCCATCCATCTACACCACCGTGTTCGCCAAGAACGTGTTCCAAGACGGCGCCACCGGCCACACGGGCGCCCGATTCTGGCAGTCCAGCGGCGCCTACGTCGGGGACTTCCTACAATTCAACACGGCCACCGCCGCCGGGACGGGGTTCAACGCGCTCACCCTGTATACCGGGGTGACTGGCAGCGACACCTACCATGCCGGCGGGGTGCTGGTGGCCCAGCTCGACGGCAACGGGGACTTCCTTGGCAGCAGCTTCGGCGGCGTCAACCCGTCCGCCCCCATCCAGATCCTAACCTCGGTCCCAGGCGGCACGGCCTGCGTCCCGACCGGTGGCAAGTCCCAGATCGCCATAGGTTCGGACGGCAACTTCTACTCCAGCAACAACGGCGGCGCGTGCGTGCGGCTGGGCACCGCGGTGGACGTCATCAATGGGACGGCCTCCATGCCCGTCACCGGGATATCTGCGGGAACGTGCTCTACCGTGACGGTGTCGGCCCCGGGCGTGCTGTCCACCGACTCAATCAACTGGACCCCCAACGCGTCAATCAAGGCGGTTAACGGGTACTCGCCCCCCGCCGCTCTAGCCATACAGTCCTACCCTACCGCTAATTTCGTGAACTTCGACGTCTGTAACAACGCCCCCACCGGCAGCGTCACACCTGGGGCCGTTACGTTGAACTGGCGGGTGGCCCGATGACCAAGCGCTTATTCCTAACCGCGCTGCTGTGCGGGCTGTGCCATGGGCAGGTGTCCGGCGGCGCCGTGTTTAACGGCCAAGTATCCTTCCGTTTAACCAACGGCGCCCCGCAAGTTCCGGCGCTGCCCATGTTCTGGGTGGACAACAACGAGGGGCTATGCGTCGTCTCAGCTACCTGCTACCCGGGATCCCCGGCCCTGACAGTACCCTACGTAACACCCGCCTACGCCCTCACTCTTACCCCCGGCGGCGGCGCCTGGTCCCCGAGCCAGCCGGCCTGCGTGCTGCACGCCGGGGCCTACGCCGACTCCGCTCAGGGGCTGCAGTACGCCTGGAACGACCAGGACTACTGCGACACGAACTTCGGCGTGGGGTTCATAGTCAAGGTTCCCACGCCCGCCACCTCTGAAACGGCGACGGGATGCCCGGCGGGCTGGTACTGCTTCAGCAAGGCGGTAAACAACTACGGCGGCGTGATACCCAATTCCAGGTCGTCGCTCTCTGTCATTCCCAAGATAACGGAGTCGGTGTACGACTCAACTCTAGCGGCCATGCCGCAGCCCGTATGCGCCGGGGGCGTAGAGGATAACGTCGCATCGGCCACCCAGCCCGGCCTCAACAACCCGGACTGCACCGGCAGGAATATGTACTACCAGGCCGGGCCGCAGAACGACCAGGGCGTGATTTCCGGAATCGTCACGGTATCGGTCAGCACGACGGGCTGGGGTTCGGTCATCTCGACGGGCACGCAATTCCTTCCCCTCAGGAACGGCTACGTGTCGGCCACGCTGGCCCCCACCACCACGGCCTCGAATAACGGCTGCGCCAGCGGCTACCTATCCGTCGATAGCGGCATTAATCAGGAGTGCGTGCGGTCCATTGCGCCCACGCCCGGGACGGCGTCCAACCAGGGCGGGCTGTACGGCAACTTCACCAAGACGCACACCTACCCATTCCCCGTTACCTACACGCCCGACTCCGGCGCGGGCTCGGGCACCTTCGCCCTGGCTAATGGTATCGCCACCAGCATTTCGGCTTACAACTACCTGCAGTACATGCCGCAAATCGGGATCAACTTCGCGGGCGGCTTGCCGTTGCAGCTGTGCACCGCTAGCGCCATCACGGGCGGCAGCGTCAACGTTAATTGCGCCACCAACCAGGGCCCGTCCAACTGGACCTTTGCGGATCTCGCGGTAGCCTTGTGCCCTGGCCCGGTCAGCGGCTGCGCGGGGGCCAGCAACAACCAAAACCTTGTGGCGACCGGCAACGGCGTGACCGCCCAAGCCGTATCCTCGTGCGTTACCGCGCCGTTCGCCGCGTATTGCTACACCCAGTACGCCCATGACATCCACTTCCGCCGCATCTGGGCACATGGCGATTGGACAAGTTTGTACGCCGGAACGAACGCGGTGGCGGACGGCTTTAATCTCAGCGGCTGTTATTACTGTTCAGTCATCGACTATCAAGTCAGCCAAGCCCTGCGCCCCGGCGAGGAGGGCCACTGCGTACTGAACCAGGGGAATACCACCAAGATCAGCAACGGATGGTGCGAGGGAATGTCCAGCGGAGTATTGCAGGGTGGCGTCATCATCGCACCGGCATGGCTCGCATACAACTCCGGGAGCGATCTGCAGCTCACGCGCTATCGGGGGACGTTTCCTTATTCTTGGCTGGGCTGGCAGTGCTCGAACAACCCCAGCTCGACGCCGACGAACAACAACAACGGCTGCTACAACATCCCCGGGACGAATGCCTACTGGGGCGGGGCGGGCGACAACTATGCCGCTCTTACCTGCGGCCAGCCGGGCGTGACGTGCGTAAATATCGCGAGCGGGGGAACCGCGGTGACCTACGTCAGTGGCCCGCCATTCCATGATGCTAATTCGTTCTGGAGCGTCGGACACCAAAAGGTCTTGGTCAACGGCAGCGACGTCAACATTGGGTCGCTCGGTCCAGGAACCTGCTCTTGGCCTTTGGGAACGGGCTGCCCGACGACCATGACTCTGCAAACCGCCGCGACGGGATGTTCCTCGGGCTGCACCAACGCCACGTTCGTATTTAATGGAAATTCTTTAGTCCGCAAGAATGCGGCTGAGTTGAAGCAGGGTCAGCGGATACTTATCGCTGGCGCCATCCTGGAGAACGTGGACAACAGCGGCGGCCAAAACGGAATCGGCTTCGCCAACGCAGTCAGGAGCATTTCCGGAGTTCCCACCGGCGCGGCCTACAACACCATCATGTCGGACATCACCGTCCAGGGAATCATCATGCGTAATCTTTGCGATGGATTCACCGACAGCGGCGGGCGATCGGCCAACTCCACCAGCGGCGACGGCGTGTCCTACGCGCAGGCCAGGTTTAGCTATGTGGACGCGCTCGGTTACAATATATCGCTGACTAATCCAGGTTGTGGCGGCAGCAGCTATGCCATGACGCAGGCCTCAGCGGGCCAGTTCTGGAACGTCACCGCTCAGGAGAATACGGCGGGAACCGCGGTAGCACTGACTGCAATTGCTTCGGTGGACGCCGGGCAGAACGTTGTACAGGCCACCCCTTCCGGGGCTAATACAGTCTATTTAACTACCGGCTCAACTGCGGCGCTCAACGCCATACTGTGCGGGTCGCCCAGCGGCGCGTATGTGTTCGTGTTCGGGTTCGTCAACGCCGGTAACAACTCCCCAGCCGCGGGTTTCCAGTGCGTATCCTCCACCAATACGTCGCCGCTGACCATAACCCTGGCCAATTCCGGAGGCGTGGCCGAGGGGCCGATAGCCACCCCAGCCATCAACAACGCCAACCCAATCTTGAACAACACCTCCGGGATTTGCTCTGGCGCGGTGGTCTCCGTCACCTGCCCCGCCGTGGGTTTCCAGGTCCTCGACATGCTGCCTAGTGACCCCGCGGCGCTGCTCGGCGTCTCCAGTTACGCGCCCACGATTTCCGGCGCTGCCTGCGCGACATTCGCAATGCCCAACCAGACGGTTGGCGGAAACATCATTCCCGCTGGTGTCGGGCCTTTGCTTTCTTCCGGTACTACCCCGTGGACTGGAACCTGGAACACGGGAAATGTGACGATCACCTATCCATGGGTTGCAACCCCGCTGGCTTCTGATCCAAGCGGCTATTGCGTTCTATCCAACACCCAGGGTAGCCCAGCGCACGTCACCCACAACCATGAAACCCTGATCACTACAGCCCTTGAGACCATCGGAAACGGCCCAGCCCCGACCCCTCACGGGCCTCCGTTCATCACCGGCTTTAATCTGAGCAATAGCATCATCGGGAACAAGGGCAATGCTTACACCCTGGCCGATGGTTCCACCACGACGCCCCTCAACACCGGCAGCCCCACGGCCCTGTACAACTCGTCCACCAACCTGCCGCACGAGGGCCAGAGCACGGAGTCCTTCAACTACGACGTCACCACCATGTCCTTGTTCGACGACGTGTGGCCGGGGCGGGCGGCGCAGTTCACGCAGTCGAGCGCCGGGTGCTACGTGGAGTACGGCAACAACCCGCTCCACCCGGACCCCGGCGGTTGCACGGGCGCGGGGTGCGCTCCGACCGGCGGCTGCACGGGCAGCGGCGGGACGCTCCCGACCATGAGCTTCCCGGCGGCGCTGCACTGCTCCGGGGCCACGGCCACCAGCGCGTGCGTGGGCTTTGCGGCGGCCATGAGCGCGGCCAGCACGCCGCTCACCATGGCCGACTACCACGGCTGGACGCTGGTCGGCACCAGCTCGTTCCACAACGCGGCCTCGGACGGCACGGACGTGGGGGCCAGGATCGCCAACATCGACTCCGCGCTGACCAACAACCTGTACGTGTGCGGCACGCCCTGCGGGGCGCCCGGGCCGTTCCCGGACCACTAGAAAAAAGGGGGATTAAATGGAACCGAACATCGTATTCAGCCAGCTAACCGGGGGCGCCGCGTGCGCCTACCTGCTGCTGCTGCTGCAAAAGTGGAGCAAGCTGCCGTGGATCACGGCGCACACCACGTGGATCAACTTCATGGTCCGCGTCGTCTTCTCGCTGGCCACCAACCTGGGCATCCAGGCCGTGTGGGCCAGCAACGTCAGCACGCCCGGCGGCCACGTGCTTACCGTGACGGTGCCGCCCGCCGTCGAGATCCTGCACTTCGCCTGGGTGTGGTTCGGGCAGTACGCCATGCAACACGGGTGGCTCAACCTGTTCACCATGAGGCCGGTGACGCCGCCGCTGGTGGCGGAGAGCAAGTAGTGACGGAAGCGGTGGAGATTGCGCTGATTGTAGCAACGCCCCCCACCTTGGCTGCTACCGCGGCACTGGTCATGGCTGTTCGAGCGGTGCATAAGATTCAAGAGGTGCATATAGGCATCAACTCTCGCATGGACCAACTGGTGGCGGCGTCTAAGGCCCAAGGGCGGCAGGATGAACGCGACTCTCATAGCATCACAGTGCAGGGCTTCCCGGAGAGGCCGGATGCGGGAGAATAGCGTGTGTCCCGGAAGTACAACCCGCCGCTCAGGGTGCGCCCGCAGCCTACGACGCGGGCCGGGTACTTGGAGGAGATCTTCGACCTGCAGCAACTGCGCCCCGGCCAGCCGGAGTTCATGCAATGGTGGATTGACAGGCGCATTACAGAACTGCAAAAGAAGTTGGAGGAACTGAAATGATTACCGATAGCGGACTAGAGTTCAACAAGCAGTGGTATGCGATAGCCAATGCCGGCATCGGTGGGCCAAAGCCATACATGGCGCCAACCCTGTTCACGGTCACGGACGGCACGGTAAGCAAGTCGGGAGCCTTGGAAGTCGCCATTGCCGGGAGTTCCTACACGGACATGATGGCGGCAACCCACCGTCCGCTGATGCCCGTGTTCGATCCGAGCCGCATTTACTACTCGTTCTCGTACAACATAAACCTCGATCCGAACGCCCCAACTCAGGGCCAGGCTCTGGAGAGCGAGGCCGTTCCCACGTGGACCGACAAAAACGGGATCTCGTGGCAGTTACCGGGATACTTCCAGATAAACATCGAAGAGAAAGGCATGGTGCAGGGCTTCACGACCGCGGAGCCTTGGCTCGACAGCGACAACAGGGTGCAAATTCCGACTCCGGGGACGCCGTACCCGGTCAAGATCAGCTACATGTGGAACCAAGTGGCTAACACCATATCGCTTCCCGGCTTCAAGGCCAATGGCGTCAAGTACGCGATGCCGGCCGCCTTCCAGAACGTTCCGGCGTTGGCGAAGAACACCGTGCCCAACGTGGACACGTGGCAGCAGGGAATGTACGTCCAGCTACAAAGCGACCTCGCTTCCAAGGGCGGGTCGATGACGAACAAGTATACGGGCATTGAGCTAAACTGGGAGTGAACGCATGCTGACCTACGAGCAGAACACTGGCCAGCTGTACGACGCGGGCATGAATCCTTTGGGCGCGCCCGGCTACAGCGGCCACCCGCCGCACGTGAACGACCCGGCGGCGCAGGGCATGGTGGACGTGGGGCCCATTCCCGCGGGCCTGTGGAACATGGTCAGTATGGTCACCGAGGGCGCCGCGCAAGGGCCGTACGTGATCGTGCTGCGCCCGGCCAGCGGGGAGTTCCGCGCGGCCATACTGGCCATGGGGCGCAACCCGGACACTTTCCTGTGCCACGGGGACCTGGTAGAAAGCCCGGGCGCCGAGCTGGCCAGCGACGGCTGCATCATACAGCCGCGCATGGTCAGGATAGAGATGTACAACGAGCCCGACAAGCAGCTAAACGTGGTACCAACCGTCACAATACAAGGAGCTACAATATGAAATTCAACAAGCAAGTGTTCTGGAAGCTAATCGGCGTCTTCGCGATCCTGGATTTGATCATTCTAACGACCGGGTGCGCGGACTGGGAATCACAAGCCTCAAGCATCATCACGTTATTGGGACCGGCCATTCAGGCGGCCATCGCAATCCTCGCCGCCTTCGGCGTGGGCGTCAGCGCCACGGTGCAGGAGCAGTTCGCCGCGTGGTCGGCGCAGGCCCAGACAGACCTAGTCACCATCAAGGGGCTTATCAGCCAGTACCAGGCCGCCGCGGCCAGCGCCCAGCCCGGCATCTTAAACGAGATCATCGCCGTGGTGGGCACCACCAACACGAACCTGAGCAGCATCCTGACGGCGCTGCACGTGACGGACGCCACCACGCAGGCGCGGATTGCGGCGGTGTTCGCCGCAATCACGGGCATGCTGACGGCCATCGTCAACCTGGTCCCGGCGGTGCAGGGTCAGGTAAGCACGGAACGGCGCCTGGAGCTGTACAAGCTGTTCAAGAGCAAGGCCAGCCAGTTCAAGTCCACGTTCAACGCGGCGGCGGGCGTGTTCGGCAAGCAGTACCAAATATAGAGCTTGTCCCCGGCTTATCGGGGGAGGGCCGGGCAAGGAGAACGGGACCAACTTACATGTTGGTCCCGTCTCTATCTCATCCTCTTCATCGACTCCGCCGCCGTAGTGCCTTTACTCATCTTTTGGCCTCCCCCCTGCCTCTGGGTCCAGAAACCATGCTCTTGTATGCCGCTAGGATGGGTTTAATCTCCGGCGGATGGTACCCGGGGCCCTTGCTGATCTTGCCCCCATACTTCAGACCGGCGTCCAAGGGGGTAGACACCAGCTCTTTCGACATGTTCGACTTGTGGACTTCTGAGAAAATCTGGTGGTAGGGGAAGTCAAACACGCAACTGACTGCGTAAGCGGATCTAAATAGCCCGATGGTGGCCTCCATCAACCGCTGCGGCTCATCTTGGTGGATGGCACACGCTAAGTTCCCGAGTTCCGACACAGCGTGGAAAATTCCCCTGCGCCGGGCCCAGAGGTTGACGACTGTTTGCCGTTCCTCAACCTTCGGTTCTGTCCAAATATCGTCAAGACCAAGTCCGCAGGTGACTGATGTCCCAGCCAGCACGTAGCCGAGGTCAGCCGCCGCGTCCGCGATCAAAACCACATTCAGCGGCTTCTCGTTAAGGGCCTCGGCCAGCTCGCCAAGTTCCTCTGCGATTAACCTTAATCTTAGCAGCCTGACAGCTGCACTCGGGCTGCCATGCTCAGTAAAGATCCAGTGCTGGAATTTTTCGTGAAACTCAAGAACCATCTCCTCGTAGCCGATCATAGTCGATCCTCTTTCATGTGCAGTTTCAATACCCTTAACAGGGTTTCAAAGTCCTTTAGATTCGAGCAGTGCTTCGTCAGGTCGAGCAGCAGGTTCTCTCGGCAGGCGCTAGCCACTGAAACCCCGGAGTTGACGTAGGTCCACCACTGCTCGCTGTCAGTCAGGAAAATGATGTAATAAGATCTTCCGTGCAAATCCAATAATCCCATGGTCCTGGACTGTGGCTTTCCGAAGTCGACGATCTTGCGAAGATCGAATAACTTAGGCCTTTTGAATTTAACCAGTTTGACCTCAACCCACTGTGTCAAGCCGCCAGAGGTGACTGAAAAGTCAGGCACTCCAATTGTAGATAAGTCAGAGTGCTTGATGATTAGACCACGCAGTTTCTCTCGCAAGAAACTCAGCAGTTGAGATGTTACCTGAGCCTCATTCATATTTCCTCTTCAATGCCTCGTAATCTTTTTCCTTGGCCTCAGCCCAGTTTCTGCCGCTCCCAACCTCCCACAGAATTGGCACTCTGAACTTCGTGGACTGCTCATTCAGGAGCTCCTCAAACCGAGAGGCGTAAGCGGGGTCGGGCGGCTGGTCTCCATCTAGCTCATCATGGACCGGATACCTAGCAGTCAGTTGAAGGTCCTTACGATTATCGTAAACTTCTTTAATCTTCTTCTTCATCACGTCCCCGGCAGTACCCTGCAGTACCCTGTTCAGCGCTGAGTGCGGCTTGTACTGAATCTCCTCAATCTGCCGGATCTTAGGATCTTTTGAACTTGGCTTCACGAACCTTGCCCGTCTCCCCAGGTAGGTCTTGACGTAGCCGCGTTCGTTCGCCAGCCTCGTCGCCTGGTCTAAGAGCACCTGCACCTCTGGGAACTCCTGGTCATATGCATCGACAAAGACGTCTGCCTTCTTCCTCGGCAGCCCAAGCTCAGATGCCACCTTCGCCCTGCCACCTCCATAAACCTTTGTGAAGTTCATGGTCTTCGCGGGCTGCCTGTCAAAGTCCGGGATTACCATCCGAATCAGATCACGAACCTTGTCGTGGAAGTCAACCCTTGGGTTATCGCGATAAGCCTGTAGCAGCTTCTCGCTCTTCGCATAGTGGGCGAAGAGGCGGAACTCGATTTGCGCGGCGTCAGCCGCCACGAACACCTTACCAGGCTCCGGGATGAAAAGCTCACGGATAATCCAGTCAGGCCCCACCATCTTCAGTTGGTCTTTCACCCGCATTACCTGCTGGAGATTCGCCCCCGCCCGCTGCGAGGGCGCCGCCATGCTGAACCTGCCAGAGATGGTGCCGTAGTTCTCTTCAGTAGATCGAAGTTGGTGGAGGCTGTACCTCAGGATGTTCTTGCTGTCCAGCGCCTTCAAGTACTTCACCAGGTACTTCGACAGCAGGCTGTCAAGCCGTCTGACCTTCAGTGCCAGCTGGACGTCATCATTCTTTACTTTTTCCAGGAAGTCGGCCTCGAAGCTAGCACCCCCTTTTGAGGTTGAAGGATAAGACAGGCCATGGTACTTGAAGAGCCTGACCATGTCGTCGCCGGAGTTCGGGTTCACTTTGAATTTTACCCGTTGTGAGAGCTCGATGGATAGTGAACTTACCCTTGTCTGAACCTCCCGAACCCAGCGCTCAAGCTTCGGCCTGTCTATCAGGGCGCCATTGCGCTCCATCTCAACCACGGCATAGATGATGCTGTCCTCGAGGTCTAAAACTTGTTCTAGTTCCTCCGCCTTAATTTTAGCTTGAAAGAATAAATCAAGATCACGAACGTCCACAGCGTCCTGCTCTGCATAGGGACCAACCGCCCCAGCCGGCATTTCTGAGATGTGACCACGTTCTTCTTTCCTTATGTCGTCGCTCTTATGGCGGCCAAGGAAATCAAGCAGCAGCTGGTTAAGGTTAAACCGCTGCCGTCTTTCATCCAGCAGGGCTGCCGGGAACGCCACGTCATGGACCCGGCAGCCAAGCTCTTCGAGGTTGATGCCGCTGTTAAGCAGGCAGTGGACGTCATACTTAGCGTTGAGAAAGACGAGATCCTTGCCATGTAGTTCCACCATCCACCGCTTGAACTTCTCAACGTCTGGCTCGTAGAACTTAGTGCCGTCTTCAAGACAGCAGCTGACTCCAATTACCCGCGCCTTCAGGGGATCCTTGCTCGTGGTCTCCGTGTCCATCCAGATTCTTTTATGATTGACCAACGGAGGTAAAAACTCAAGAGGATGCCAGTTAGGATCCACCTCCATGACCGGGGCAAACAGGCTGAGGCCCCGGTGGTCTTTGTGTGGGAGGCGGCTCATCCGACCTCGTACTTACTTGTATAGTTGCCAAGCTTGCGATAGCCGACGTTTGCAACTCTTACCTCCATGCCGGGCTTTCTCAGTAGTAGCTCGAGACCCCGGTGGTCAGGGTAGTCTTCTAGTGCATAGACATAGGTGACGGCGGTCTGTAGTATAAGTTTTGCACAGCTGTGGCACGGCAAATTGGTGCAGTATAGGCTCTTCGCTAGCCGTGGATCCGGCAGCCAGACCAAACAGGAAGCTTCCGCGTGATTCGCCTCGCAGTTGCTGCTTTCATTCCCCGCGTCCCCGGAGACCGCGGAACCAGGCGCGGCCCCCGGGTAGCAGGGGTTTCCCTCGTTACAGTGAGGGAAGCCGGGGGCAACTCCATTGTAGCCCAAAGACAAAAGTCGATTGTTCTCGTCGACAATCAGGCAGGCCGTTTGGCGTCGGACGCAGGTGCCGCGCTGCTGAAGGGCCTGGAGGACTAATGCCCAACCTTCATCTCTAGAGGGCCTTGGACTAACAAAGTTATTCATATTTTACTTTTCTTGAAATTTTCGAAGTTCGTGAAGCCAAGTATTTTTTATTTCTTTTTTGTCCGCCAACGATTTTAAATGGTTTATTAGTTCTTTTCCATTCTTAAATTCTTTAGGATCAAAAGGGGAATATTTGAAGCCAAGAGTCATTCCGTTAAGACATTTTTCTATATTTTCTATATCAGTTTTGTATATATGCCGGGATGCTGCATTTTGATAAAGAAATCCTAAGGTTAAATCCAGTTTTGATTCAATTAGAATGTAAGCGGCCCACATGCTGAAGGAAAAAATATCGTATGGAACTCCTAGGTATACATCGCTAGACCTCATGTTAACTACAAGATCAAGTCTTTTTTCTCTAATTAAAAAGTGACAGGTTAAGGTGCAAGGAATGTCTTTTGAAGCTTTAGGATTTTTTCTCCATATGCTGGCGACTGCTTGACGAGTATTAGGATCTTTGCGCAGGGTCCTTATAAGGTAGTCCGTTTGCTTTTTTAGAGGAGGTCCATAAGCGCCAAAGAAGTTAAAGCCATTGTCACTAAAATTGGATATAATTTTACTGTAAGGCGCAAGTGTTTTAACTCTATTGTCTCCCGAAAGAATCCAAGCAGCTTCTGCGCACATAAAACGATAACCAAGTTTTCTTTCTACCACTGTAAGTACAGGTGTGTCCATCCTCACTATTATCTGGGAATTTATTAATTCTTTTGTTTCTTTTCCTCGAGGATAAACTGCAGCCCCATGATAATAGACGTCGCAAAGAAGACGAAGCCAAGCGGAATCCATAGAAAGAGGACCTATTTCACGCACTCGATGCCAAAGTCTAGTTCCTGTAGATATATCTCCAATTGGAGTAAAAGGTTTGTTTCTATTCTTGATTCTCCTCAGTGCACATTTTGTCGATTGGGTATCTTTGGCTTTCCAAGGTTTATTAGATCTATTAACCAACATATTTCTTCTTTTTCGATCGTCCTTCCAAGCTTCTACGAGAGTTCTACTGTGCCTTCTGCCGTTATTTAGCGCGTTACATAATTGCCGGACGGGAAATTTTGCCATCCATGCTTTTTCAGAAATATCCTCAATTATAGTTAAGTTTATGATAATGGGGTCCACGGTTAAGGATCTTAACCAATTAACTAATCGAGCATTTGCTTTTTTTCCTCCATATCTTTTTAAAGATAGATGTTGGCCTAAACGTTCTTGTAAAGTTAAAGCAGTAGATCCAACATACTTTATTATCTCTATTTTTCTTGGATCTGCTAAGCCATAAACAGTTTTCATAGACCATGCGCCCCCTTCAACTTCTGAACGTACTCGCTTCTCTTCTTGCTGTGAAACCGATTCCAATAGGCCGGGTGCTCGACTTTCGTGACTGCATGATTGCGAAGATCCCGCTTGACGGCGGCTAGCGCCAAGTCCCCGAGGGCAATTACCTTTTGGAGTCCTTGCAGGGCGGACGCCACCCACTGGAGATCATTTTGCTTGCCCTGGATCGTTGTTGAGTTTACGAAGGCCATGTCCTTTTCCTCAAACCCCGCCTCCCACAGGCACTCGTTTAGGAACCTGCTGCTGTTTCCGCTGGCGAAGAAAGGCCAATCCATCTCCACCTGGTTGGCCTGGTCACCGACGATCAAGTACCGGGCGACTGGCGAGCCGATCACGCCTGCCGGCAAAGACCCCTGCCGCTGGCCATAATGCTCCCGGTACCAAGACTCGGCATCCGTCTTTTCGTAGTTGAACACCCGGGTAACCTGCGCCGCGTAATACAGCGCCTGATACCGGTGGTAGACGTCGTATAACTGGTGGAGGCTTGACAGATACTCCTCCCGGTTTCGATCTAGCCAGTTTCGTTGGATGGTCTCCCACTCAGGCAGGCACAGGAAGAGCTTGGTGCCGGTGGCGAGGATTGCGCGATTTAACAGGCTGAGACCGTAGTACCCGAGAGTGTCTGCATCCCTGGAAACTGGTCCATACGTCATCTCGCCGAGATAACACCGATCAAATACCACGGGCGTTGGATGCTTTAGAGCCCGCCACAACTGTAAACTGTAGTGGGCAAGTTCATCCCGACCCTTTGGCGGAGGACCCTCATGCCACCGCTGGAAGCCCTTCTCCTTAACCAGCCAATTCGCCAACGTAGTTTTTCCGCTGAGATCAGCCCCCTCGAGCAGGATTACGGTATTCATTCAATCTCCCTTTACCTAAGAAGCCAACAAAGGATAGGCAACCAGAGCAGTAGGCCAACCACGCAGCCGGTCAGGATGCCTCTGACGGAGGAAAAAGAATCATGGTCGTCATTCATTTTGTCAGCACCCAGAGGTTGTTGCGGCTGGCGTCCGGGTATAGTGGCGCCAGGAATGTAGATAAGGTGTCGTGTCCGTGATAATCCAAAAGTCGCTGGTAGGTCAACCAGTCCTGACCAAGTGCCTGCGCCTTTATCGCCTGGGCATTCATGAAAGTCCCGAACCGCTGTTGGACCTTGAGGCCAACCTTCTCGATCAGAGCTTGAAGCTCTGGGATTTCATATTCATGTACGTGATTTACTGCCGCCTTACCGTCGAACACCGGGGTCGATAGGTAAATCTTTCCGTCTTCCTTGAGCCAATGTTTCAGCCCAAGCAGCAGCTTTTCCCCGTCTGGGGGAGACATGTGTTCAATTACCTCAAAGTTCACGATCTTATTGAACCCGCCCTCAGACTCCGGTAGTTTTTCGGCTAACTTCTCGTAGTCGTCGACAAAGTTGAACTTCTCAAGAATCCGAGCCCACTTTGGGGAACCACCAAATGGAACTGAGTTGAGGTCCACTCCTACATAAAGGCTAGGCAGCAAACTCTTGCTGCCAGAAAGCACGTGCATCAGTGGTATTTCCTGGCCACAGGCCACATCCAGCACACGATCGTCTCGGTCAAGATGCCGGCCGACCCAGCTCCAGCGCATCGCATGGGCAAGATAATCGCGGTGCACATACTTCCCATGGTGAGTTGCGTGCAGCTGCGTCTGATCGAACCGGCGCGGCGGGCGTTTCCGCCCGCTCCTCGTCGGTTGCTCAGCTGCCGCCGCCAGGTCAATGACCTCAGTCTCAATGTCTCCTGCCTCTGAAACGTTGAGAGTGTTCTTGAAACCATCCTCAGGCGGCATCTGCTTTCTTCTCCTTTGCCTTGGATTTTTTCGTCTTCGCTTTTGGCTCAGGCTTGGCGGGCTCTTCAACTTTCGCGGTAGGGGGCTTGTAGTTCTTCTTTTCGCCCTCAAGCCTGGCGGTCTCATCCGCGACCTCGGTGATTGGAACCACCCGGATGATCCCCAGCTTCTGGCCCTCCGAGAAGTAATAGCCGACCACGCGCTCCGGCGGCTGCTTGGTCTTCAGTTGGTCTTTGATCTTGGCAACAACCTCCGAGACCGCGACCGGCTTAGCAAGTTCCCGCATGGCGTCAAGAATCAATCGAAGCTGCCCGCCGTACTTCGACAGCTCAGCCCCCTTGATCGTGCAGTATTCCTGGCTGACTCGAGCACTCTTCGGCGCGTTCGGATCTTTTGGCGCCTTCGGCGCTTTTTCGGGCTTGTCCTTGATGGTTTGAATGTCTTGGTTGTACTTCGCAACCCGTTGCGCTTGATTCTGCTCGAGCTTCTCGATGGTCTTGTCGCCCGCCTTAAACCGCCGGTGCCAGGCGAGTTGGACGATCCCCATGAGCAGGGGCTTGAGCATGTCCTCGTTGAACGGGTTTACCGAAAGATGGTTGAGCTGCGCTAATGCCAGCCAGGTGCCGCGGTTTAGCTTGTCTAGCACCTGGACTGACTTGACGACACCAACAGAACGATCCGGGTCCATTGGAAACCGGACGTTCCCCTGGTGGAAGTAGAAGATGCCTTGATCTTCTTTTATCTCAATCGGCTCTGGTTCACTCATTGAAGCCTCCCGCGCGATCAACTGAACTCTGGACTATTTCTCCCTGCCCGATCCACCAGCTGCCGCTGATGCCCCTAGTTACCTTGTTATAAACCCAGACGTCGAGGGTTCAAGGCTCCCTATTCGTCGAGATTCCGATTCTGGCCAATGGCCTGTGGTCGGAAGAGCCGACATTCGGTATTCGGGTATATTTTTCAAGTCCTTACTAGCCTCGGGCCAAGCGGGCTTTTAGTTCAGTTAATCGCGCGCGGGGCTTCAACCCCGCGTTGGTTCTCTCTTATGTTGGAACAAAGTTACTACGCCGCGACCGGCTGCGGCTTCCCGCTCTTGGCAACCTTCACCAGGCCGTCTTTCTTCCAGGCTCCCATGTAGAAGCTGACCACGGTGGTCGGCTTCTGCCGGGTCTCCAACTTCGCGCTGACCGCCTCAGCAAGCTGAGCGGTGGTTGCCGGCTGTAGTTTCTCGAGGGCGTCATGGATCAAAAGACCCTGGCCGCCGAGATCCTCGGGGAATTTCTTGTTGGTGAGGGCGTACAGCGGGCTCTTGCGAGTGACCGCCGCCTTTTTCTTTGCTTTCTTCTTCGCAGCCATAAGTTCTCCTTTGTGGTACTGCTTAAATTACCTGTGAACTACTTGGGCCTAACAATCCTAGCGCATGGACATCAGTTTGTACACAAAAATTATTTTGTCACTCTTTCAACCGTCTCCATCAGCCGCTTGACGGTGAGGTCCAGGTAGGTCTGTGCTGTTCGGTTAAGAAGCTTGCCAAGATGAGTCAACGCAATGCTGCCGCAGGATTCACACGTTCTTGAGTTGACCCCAACCTCCTCACAGTTAACGCAAAGGTACGACTGCTGTAGTTTCATGCTCTTCCTCCATAAGGATCATCGCCGTTCAGGCGACACTCGAGGTAATAAATCATTTCCTTGGCCTCGTTTTGTCCCTGCCGGGGCCTGACAAGCAAAACTTTTGCGTCATCCAAAACGTCTTGTGGGTCTCCAAGATACTTGGAAAGGTTGCAAAGGGCTTTTACCAAGCCCTTTGCAAGTTGGTTAGACAGTCTCTCCTCGCGGGTCATGCGGCCGCCAGGTCCTGCCAGCGTTCGGCCGGCATCACCATCAGCTCGCCGCCGAGCTTTTCGAGCCTGGTGGCCTCCTCGTAGTTGGCGCAGTCGTTCGCCGTGGCGGTAACCGCGTTTGCCAACCCCCACTGCGTGACGTCTCCCCCCTCGATCAGGTGCTTGAGGAAGCTGTCTTGGTAGCGTTCCGGAAGATGCCAGCGATCAACAACCTCCTCGACCACATCTTGGATTGGCACCTGGATCTTCCGAGTTGCCGCGTCGATCGTCAGACCTTTGAGTCGATCGAATTGCTGGTCGTCGAAGCTTGCCCTGACAACATCTTGTAGTTTCAGCATGAACGCGATGTTGTCCTGGCGACGGGTCTCATCTTGGAAGACCTCATAGGCGGCGTCAAGCTCCGCGTTCTGGCGGCCAACGTGGAACTTCCTCGTGGCCCAATCCTCAATGATCGCGCCATTGTCGCAGATGCACCTTCTGAGGAAGGGTTCGACGCGGACGGAGGCGAGACCAACCTCAGAGTTTGAGATCACAACGCCAACCTCGACGACGTCCCCCTTCTTCACCTCGTACGTCAGCCTGCCCGAAATGACCTTGACGTAAAGCCGCGTCTCCGTGACCTCCGTCGAACAGACCTGAAGGCCCCCCAACTTATTGGACTCGCTGATGAGAATTGGCAGCGTGGCGTTTGCCACGTCGTAATTGTCCAGGGGCCGGTAGCGATTAGACAGAAAGGCGCGAGCCTTTCCGTCTAATGTTCTGACTAATCGTGTTTCATTGGAATGCCGCAGCCAGTGGTTCACGTTGGCGCTGAGTAAAGCTGGCGCCTGGTGCCGCATCCGGTCGTAGTACTTGGAGGGAACACCGCAGTAGGTGCCAAGCTGATCGTGCATCAATTCGGTAGGTCTGCCTTGAAACTTATCACCGACGCTGAACTGCAGCGTGGGTTCATGTTCTTTGGAGGTGGTGGTTGGCTGCTGGACTGCCAGCGCGAGGAGTGAAGTTGGCGCCTTAAAATCTTTCTTCGACTGTTGTTGGCGCTCCAGCTCCATTGCTAAGTCAGTTAAGCTTCGACCGTGGTTCATATAGTTCCTCTTCTCCCGGTTCGGATGTTGGTCCGCGGGGCGAGAATCTTGGGCCACCAGGTGGGCTGAGACCAGGAGACGAAAGTCCCGGCCCTAACCCAAGATCCTCGCTCCGAGGACATCGGAGCGCTTACGCTGCCTTCAGAAGTTCAATCAATTTCTCCGCCTGCGCGATCCGGTGCTTGGTTCTAGCATAAGCAGCATCAGCAGCAGCATAAGCAGCAGCATAAGCAGCAGCATCAGCAGCAGCATCAGCAGCAGCAGCAGCAGCAGCAGCAGCAGCAGCATCAGCATAAGCAGCATAAGCAGCATAAGCAGCATAAGCAGCAGCATCAGCAGCA